GTGCCGGCGCCGCCGGGGTTGATGACCACGGAGACGATCTCGTATCCGCCTCCGCCCGTGGCGCTGACGTTCGTGTCCTCCCAGGTCCCGACCGCCGTGATCGCCGGGAGCCCGTACCAGCCGAGGTAGCCGCCCACGACCCAGTGGCGCGGAGCCGTACCCGTGGGCACGCGGACCTCGATGCCCGGCGACGTGCCGAGCAGGACCGAGCTGTAGAGCATGTCGGTCCAGTCGGGGTAGACCTGCCGCTGCCCGCGCTGGTCGTAGACCACCTCGTCGCAGAAGTCCGCGAACGCCTGCCAGGACTCGACGTCGATGTCGTTCGCCTGGAACAGCCAGCCGAGGCCGGCGTACGGATCGAGCGCCGCGTCGAGGCAGATCCACGCGGGGTTGCGCGACCACTCGCGGTTGAACGTCGGCGTGAGCGTGCTGGCTCCGTCCCAGACGGGCACGAGTCGGCCCTCGACGAGCGGCTTGAGGTTCGGAGCGCGGCCGTTGATCTCGCCGTCGGCGCGGATGCGGACTCCGATCAGCGGCGAGGACGGGTACGTGTAGAGCGCGTCCGTGTGGAGCTGGAGCCCGACCCAGCGCATCTCGTCCTGCACAACCGCCCCATTGAGGAGCTTGCGGCCGCGCATGACCTCGACGCGGTAGCGGCCACGCTTGCGCTCGTTCGCTGTCGAGGCGACGCCGATGAAGTTCTGGTCGGACAGCGGGCCGAGCGCGATCTGGTTGTCCGGCGATCCGGCGTCCTTGCTGGTAACGAAGTCGAGGGCGTAGGTGGTGGAGTCATCGACGACCTCAAGCCCGCCCACACCGTCACCTGGAGCCGTGGCCGCGTCGAAGGTGTAGACCGCCTGGGTCTCGATGCGCACGGTCCCGTTCGGGTTCGTGTAGGTCGTGTCGCCAGCCGGCAGCGTTCGCCCGAGGCCACCGTTGTAGGACTGCCGGACATCGTCGGCGGTCATCTCGCCGGCCCAGATGACGGCGTTGTCCATCCAGCCCTTGAATGCGTCGGTCCCGACGACGTTGCGCCCCATGCGGGCCTCGACGCCAACGGACGCGCTCGTCATCGGATAGCCGACGTTGAAGGTCCCCAGCTCGTCGTAGATCAACTCGCCGTTGCCGTAGATGCGCACGCGGTCTTGCGCCCCGACGGCGTTGGCCTTGTACGTGAAGGCGATGTGTACCCAGTCGGAGATCGGGTTGACCTTCTCCCTCGTGAGCGGGACCTGGAAGGTCGCGTCGCCGAGTTGGCCCTTGCCCTCGAAGTGGTCGGTAGAAGCGCCGGCCGTGTCGAAGGTCGTGAGGATTGGGACGATGCGCTGCCGCGTCTGACCCGGGGCGATGGTGTAGGTCCATCGGCGAACGACAAGGCGCAGACCTCCCTTGCGCAGGGCCGACGTGCTGTACCAAGAGAACAGCGTCGCCGGCTCGGTCAGGTCAGAGACCGTCAATACGTCGTTGTCGTCGATCGGCTGCGCCGGATCCGTCGGGCGCAGACAGATCCACAGCTCGAACGATGCCGAGTCGAGATTAGTCTCGTCAGCCGACAGCCTCGTCGGGCGGAAGTCGGCGTTGCGGATAAAGTTCGCATAGTTGGCCCCGCCGCTCGGGTTGACGCGCAGGGTGCGCGAGAACGACGGGCGCGTGTAGGTCTGCGGGTCGTAGAACGGCAGACGGACATCGACGCGCGTGCCAGGCGCGTACCGTGCGAGGTTCAGTGGCAAAGCAGGCAGTCGCGCGTACCCGTCGGACTCGGCACCGCCCGTCGTGATCGCGACGCCGCTGCCGTCCAGCTCGATGTAGCGGACCGCAAGAGCCCAGTACCAGGGCAGGGCGAAGCCGTCGCTCGCCGTCTTGCCCAGGCCGCTCGGGAACTCGATCTGCACGCTGAACTCGTCCGCGTCGAACGTCATCGAGTACGACGTGCCGTACTCGGCCCACAGCACGTCGGACGAAGTCGATCCATCCGACGCGAGCACGGGGTTCCTGTTGGCGTCGGCGAACATGGCCTCGCCGTAGGTCTTTTGCGCAAACGTCGAGTAGTCGCCTTCCGGCCCCTCGATGTCCGCATCGACCGTGACGGTCTGCGTCGTGAAAGCGAAGCCCGGGACCGCCTTCTGCTCGAGCGACCCGAGGCGGACGTGCACCTCGCAGTCCTCGATGTCGGCCGCGTCGCCGTCGTTCACGTAGAGCCAGCCGCGCGGGATCGGGTTGGTGGCGTCGCCAATGCGCAGCGGGGCGTCCGGGTCCGTGTCCGTCGTGCGCGCCATGACGCGGTAGACGGGGCCTTCGCCGAGCGAAAGCAGAGCGTTGTAGAAGCTGCCGAGCGCGCCCTTGTTCTCGATGAACTCCGAGATGATCTGCCCGCCGACGAGGCGCCGACCGTAGTAGACCGGGATCGGCTCTCCCTCGGTGCGGTTCGACTGGATGCCCGAGAAGCCGTTGCTCGCCGAGCTGTCGTCCCCGCGAGCCCGGGGAGGCTTCGGCAGGAACGAGCGCAGGACCAGGCTGATGAACACCAGCGCCGAGAACAGGGCCGCCGACAGCGGGTCGATGCCCGGCGCGACCGCGAGAACGACCGTCGCCCCGTCGCTCAGGGGCTTGTCCAGGTCCACCTTACGCGGACCGTCGAACACGACGACCTGGTCGGCCGGCCAGTCTGCGGGCACGAACTCGCGCGGCGTGATGCCCTCGCGCCACTCATGGAGGAACTCCCGGCGGTGCCGAGAGGGCTCGAACACGTTGGAGACGAGGGCGACGCGGATCATGCCGCCTTCCGTCCTAGCGGCTCGCGCGGCTCGTAGCGAAGGCGGTAGACACCGATCAGCTCGCGGCCGACGAGGGCGCGGTCGAGCGGGATCGTGTAGGTGCCCCGGTGGATCGTGGCCGAGAGCAGGAGCTTGGGGTGCACGGGGTAGACCAGCACCGAGACGTGGGGGCGCTTGATGTCCCGGCCGGCCATCGTGAACACGACGTCGCCGAGCAGCCGGGCGTCGAGCGGGGAGTCGCCGAGCCGATCCCACCAGCGCGCCGCGCAGCCCTCCAGCCAGCCCAGGGCCTCGCCGGCCGTCGTCTCCGTCTGGTCAAGCGGGAATGCGTCGGGCGGGAGCTGCGCGCGCACGCGGGACAGGTAGGCCCGCACGACGCCCAGGCAGTCCAGACCCGTCGCCGGGTCGCGCCCGCCGTCCACGAACTTGCGCCCGAGCAGGTCCTGGTAGAAGCGCGAGAACTCTGACGTGCGCATGGTCACCGCTCCGAGAAGCGCGGGATGCCCGGCCAGCCGCCGAACCGCGCCGGGTGCTTGACGAACGCGGCCCCCAGGACGGACAGCTCCGTCGCGCCGCGCTCCTCGCAGGCGACGAGGGACTTCGTGCAGTCGGGATGCGCCGCGAGCAGGCTGGCGTTCGTGAGGTCGTAGCCGCACTCAGGCCCGCCGTAGCGGTGCCGGCAGTGCGACCGCTGGTAGCGCCGCGCCGGGAACACGGCCTGCTGCACCGACATCGCGGAGACCTCCCACGCGACGCGCTCGTGGGTGACCTTGGCCGAGACGATCTGCCCGTCGAAGCGGCCGGTCTCCGCAGTCGGGTCCCCGATGTCGAGGATGTGCACGAGGCGAATCACGACCGCCTGCCCGATCAGCCCGTCGTAGTCCTCGAACACGGTGCGCAGAAACTGGCTCTCGTTCGGCACCTGGATCTGGAGCCGGGGCAAGTCGCCCTCGCCGCTCTGCGTCATCTCGCCCTGCGCGATGGCGGCCGGCGTGTAGACCAGCGCGTCCCCGTTGCCGTCCACGCCGTGCTCGACGGCCGTGTTGAAGTTCGTGAGCCGGTAGCGCGTCGGCGGAGTCGTTGGCACCTCGACGTCGTAGAGCCAGACGAACGGGTACTCGTCGCGGAGCTGGCGCGAGTGCGCCCGAGCCAGGTCGGTCAGGTCACGAGCCACTGCGAACCTCCTCGACGGACGCTTCCCACTCGTGGACGTCAGGCGCGAGCTTGCGCGACTTCAGCGCGTCCATCGTGAAGCGCGCGTAGCCCGTCGTGCCGTCCGGCCAGGTGAAGGTGAACGGGATCTCCCGGCCCTTGTGGTCCTCCCAGAAGGTAGTGAGCGTCGCCAGCTCGGAGTCCGTCGCCGCCTTGCAACCGAAGCGGAGCGTGCGCTTGGTCGCGCTTTGCGCCTTGCCGATGTAGCGGTAGTCCAGCTCGAGCGGGTGGTCGATGACTCCCAGCCGATCCTCCTGGCTGCTCGACCAGTCGTAGGGGATCGAGAACGTCCCAGACGCCGTGTCGTCCTCGTCGTCGATCGGGATCGTGGCGTGCGTCTCCTCTGTCGTGGGATCATCGCCACCGACGCCGACCGCCCACGAGTCGATGTAGATGTGAGCCGTAGCGGTCGCGAGCGAGCGCACGTAGAAGCCCTCGGCCCAGCCAGTCGTGATCCGGTCCGACGATCCGTCGTAGACCACGCCGTCGGAGAAGATCGTCACGCCCGGGGCCGGCGTCGATGCCGCCACGAGCTGCACGAGCACTCCGTCGATGTAGGCGCGCAGCCTGGCCGTGCCGTTGATCGGGTCGGGGTTCGCGAGCGTGTCCACGCGCAGCCGCAGGTCGTAGGTCGTCCCGCGCGTGAACGTCAGCCCGGTCACCTTGCGCGCGATGACCGTCGCCACGCTGTTCCGGATCCGGTAGAGGAACACCTGCGACGTGAGCGTGTCCTCGACGAGCTGCGCTTCGAGCAGGTAGCCCGAGAGGGGCGTCGAGCCCGCCGACGTGACGGTGCCACGCAGGACGACGCCAGCGCCGCGCGTGAGGCCGGCTACGCCAGGCCCGCCGGTAGCGAACTCGAACTCGATCTGCCGATCCTGCCCGCGCGGATCATCGGCGAACCGCTGCGAGAAGTAGTAGCCGGTCTTGTCGGTCGAAGAGGAATCGAGAAGCAGCCGGTCCGAGGACCTCGAAAGGCGCGCTTGGAAGGTCGAGACGCTTCGAAGGTCGCCGAACCAGCCGCTGGTCAGGTCGCGCCCGTTGGCGCCGAACGTCGTGCCGAACGTCGGGAACGTGAGTCCCGTGAACGTGCGCGTGACGGACGCCGCCGCCGCGTCGCACACGCGGCGGAAGTCGTCGTTCGCGATGATCGCCCCGGCGTACGTGCGCACGCGGAAGTAGCTGATCGGGAGGCAGCGGGCGATGTTGCCCGTAACGACGTGCTCGTTCGAGCTGAAGAACCCGCAACGGCCTGCCGTCGTGATGCGCGAGCCGGACGTGTCGTTTACGCTCAGGACGAGGGTGTCTGCGCCGTTGCCGACCTTGACGTAGCCTCGCAGTTCGACCTGCGATCCGTTCGTGAACACGTTGAGTCGCAGGGTCTTGGTCGAGTTGGACTCGAGCCACGTCGCGTAGGCCGTTCCGTTCCCGGCGGAGGCCGGATCGCCCGTCGGCGTCTCGCCCAGCCGCGTCACGGTGCCCGCGTTCACGCGCAGGATCTGGTACTTGACCCCGCTGGCGGTGCGCGCCATCACCGCGAAGTAGTAGCCGTCGCCCCCGAGCAGGTGCGCCGTCGAGGTTCCGGCGTCGGTCAGCGTGCCTCCAGATAGCCGCGCCGCGACGCCGATGTAGAAGGTTCCGCCAGACGTGGACGGGAAGTTAGTCTTGGTCTTGAACGCCATCGACACGCGGCAGTCCGCGACCGAGTAGTCGCGCAGCGCGAACCCCGTCGGGAACGCCGTGCCCTGATCGACGCCGACGAGGTTCTCGGTCGTCATCACGAGCGGCCGGATGTATTCGGTTCCCGACGTGCTCATGTACCCGGGCGAGTGGCCCGAGAAGCCCTTGCCGAGCTTCGTCCACGGAGTCGTGACGTAGCCCGACCCGCCACTCGCGTACGCCGGGTCACTCGTCCAGCCGAGGAAGCGGACGTAGGACCCCGAGAGCGTCGACGTGTCGTAGACCGGCGAGCCGCCGTCGAAGCTGTCGTCGATGGGGAGCGGCACGGATCAGCCTCGAGACGGGTTGCCGGCCGACCGCACGGACTCCATGAGGCCCCGGTTGGCGCCGCTGGACACGGCCGACGCCACGAGGTCCTCGATGGTGCGGGCCTCGCGCGCCAGGATCTCGCGCACGCTGGCGCCGTCGAGCGCCTGGATGGCGAAGGAGACGGAGACCGTGTTCTGCGTGACGTTCGAGGGCGGGCCGCCGTCGTCCTCCGCCGCGCTTGGCAGGTTCTTGAACTCGACGGGGATGCCGCGATCCGGCCCCGGCAGAGGCACGAACGCCTCGGCCATCCCGGGCTTCTCGGCGAACACGGCCATCTGCGGCGAGCGCGCGACGCCGCCCTGCGCGTAGTTGACGGTTGGGAGACGCTTGCCGTCCGAGAGGATCGACATGGCGCCGGGCATGACCCCGCCGTCCGCGAAGCCGACGGGCTTCTGCATCTCGCCGGGCATGATCCCGCCCTGCGCGAAGATGCCGTCGGCCGGCAGGTTGGGTGCCGCCCCGCCGAACGAGCCGCCGGACGCGCCGAACCCGAGCCCGCCGAAGATCCCGGCCACCGCCTGGAACGCGAGCGCCTGCGTGATCGCCTGCGCGATGGACGCGAGGAACGACTTGATGAAGTCCTTGAACGCTTCGCTGGCCGACTTCGAGCCGTCCACGATGGCGAGGAACGCATCGCCCAGGCTGTTGCCGAGCGCGTCGAAGGCGGTCCCGGCGAGCTTCGCGCCCGTGGCGAAGTCGTTCGTGTATTGCGTGATCCGGTCGCGGATTGTCGCGCTGAACCCGGACTCGAACGCCTCGGAGCCCTGCACGATCTCCTGGCGGAAGCCCTCGGCGGCGATGCGGGCTTCGTCCCAGGCAGCCGCGATGGCCCGCACTTCATCGGCCGTCTTGGAGATGCCACCGTCCCCGGACGGGTCGATCGCGGCAGCGGTCACCTTCTCGATCTGTTCGCGGAACGGGTCGAGCCTGTCCTGGATCTGACGGAGGAGCGCCTCCTCCTCGATCTGGATCTGGGGCCGCAGGGCGAAGTCGAGCACGAGCCGGTTGGCGTCCTGCTCGAACTGGAAGCGCAGCGCGTCGACGGACTTCTGCGCCAGCTCGGCGGCCTGATCCGGGCTCAGGCCGCGAATCTGGGCGTCCTCGAGGATCCGCGACCGGGCGTCGGACTGCGCGATCCGCAGGTCGATGGCCGCCTGCCCGAACTGCCGCGCCGCGTCCGGGAGGCCGGCAAGAGCAGCCGACTGCGCCTCGGCCGTGATCTCCGCGAGCACCCCGAGCAGCTCGCGCGCGTCCGCCGTTTGCGCGTCGAACTTGAGCGCGTCGCCCAGGAGTCGGGCCTTGTTGGCCGCGTCGTCCAGCCGCGCCACGTCCTCGGGCGACAGGATCCCCGCCTTGGCCGCGTCCGCGCGCGCCTTCGCGATGCGGTCCAGCACGCCCTGCACGCGCCCGTCGATGTCGGAGAACGTCGCGTCGAGGCCCGTCTGGAGCCCCTTGCCGAGACCCGCCACGGCCGCGTCGACGTCGCGCAGGCTGGCCGCGAGGTTCTCGCCGAGCTTCGTGCGAGCGTCATCGCGAAGGGCCGCTTTCAGCCCGATCGCCTTGGCGATGAGCGCGTCGAGCCCCGCAAGCTCGGCCGGCGTCGCGGTGCCGGCGGCGATGCGCGCCTCCCGGAACTTCTCCACGGCGTCGGTCGCAGCGCGCACCTTGTCGTCGATGGCCGCGAAGGCCGCGTCGAGCCCGCTCGCGAGCCCGGCTCCAAGCCCGTCCACGCGGTCCGCCAGCGCGCCCCGCTGGTCTGCCAGCTCGCGCGCCCGCTTGCCCGAGTCGGTCTCGGCTCGCCGTGCCTCGGCCGCGCGCAGCCCTTCCAGCGCCTTCCGCAGGTCGTCCACCGCGAGCCCCTCGGCCGCGTAGGCGTCGATCTGCTTCGCGATGCTGTCGAGCAGGATCTTGGACTCGGCGACCTGGCGCTCGGTGCCGTCGAGCGCGCGGGCGCGGAGGGTGGCGAGGAGTCGATCCGCCTGGACCTCGGCCTCGCGCTGCGCGTCGGCCTGCCCCTTCGTGAACTGCTGGACGGTGGCGAGGTACTCCTTGACCGCCGCGAGGTCGGCCGGGGAGACCGTCGACTTCTCGAGCACGTCACGCAGCCCCTCGGCCGCCTTCTCGACGTCCTTGGGCAGGTCGATCGTGAAGCCCACGGCCAGCGGCGGGAGGCTGATCGACTCGAGCGCGCGCGTGGCCTGCTCCTGGACGGCCTCGAGGTCGAGGTCCGCCACGGCCTGGCGAAAGTCGAAGATCGGCGGGGCGAGAGGGGCCGGCGGCTTGAGCGCGGCGATGGCTTCGCGCAGCCGGTTGACCTCGGCCTGCGCGGCCGTCGCCTCGGACGTCAGGTCACCGATGAGCTTGTCGCTTTGCCCGCGCAGGCTCGGGTTCCGGCCCTCGCGGAACTGCTGCTGCTCCTGGACCTTGAGAAGGGTGGCCGCCAGCCGCTCCGCCTCGGCCTGGGCGCCGCGAAGCTCCAGGGTGAGCTTGGCCGTGGCGTCGCCAGAGCGGGCGCGGATCTGGAGGGCGCGCTCCTCCTGGGCTTGGGCGTCCTCGAATCCCGGGATGCTCACGCCGCCGAAGTTGAACGACGAGATGAGCCGCTCGGCGACCTCGAGCTGCTTGGTCAGGTTGATGAGGAAGGCGTCCCCGAGGAGTTGCACGGGGCGGCCGATGCGCGCCTCGAAGCGGTCGAACAGCGCATCGACCGACAGCGTGGAGGCTCGCAGCCGGGCCTCGAGGTTCTCCTGGGAGTTGGCGAGCGCATCCGTCTGGCGCGCGACGGATCCGGTGTCGGCCGCAAGCGTCGTCAGGATCCGCGAGAGGCCGCCGCCCTTCGACGTGAGCGCGGTGATGGCCGCCTCGTTGTCGCCGTACTTCTCGGCCGCTTCCTGGAGCGGAGCGATCAGCCCGCGCAGGGCGATGTCCGCCTTCGTGACTCCGATTCCGAACTCGGCGAACCGCTTTTGTCCTTCGTCGGTGAACGCCTCATTCAGGAAGGACTCGATCGCGGCGAACGAATCCTCGGCCGTCCGCCCGCCCTCGCGCAGGATGAGGAACAGCTTGTCGATGTCGGACGCGGAGGCGCCGACGTCGCGCGCCTTCGGAATCAGCCGGTCGAATCCAGCGGCGAGTTGCTGCGCCGAGGTGCCAGACTTCGACAGGAGCGTCGCGAGGGTCGCGGCCTCGCGGCCGGCCTCCGTCTCAGCCAGGCCGAGCGCGCCGAGTCGCCCGGTGACGAGGTTGACCGCCTCGGGCAGCGTGGCGAGCCGCGCCTGCACGAGGTCCAGCGAGGCCGACAGGACGTCGAGCACCTCGGTCTGCGTCTGCGCGCCTTCCTGGATCGCCTTCGTGGCGGCAGCGATGACGTCCTGGACCGGGAGGTTGCGCTGGCTGGCGATCTCCTTGAGCGAGTCGCCGAACTCGCGCGCGGCCTTCGCCGACAGGCTCAGGTCGAGCGGGATGCGGGCGAAGGTGTCCTCGAACTGGCGCGCCTCGACGAACGCCTGCGTCGCGAGCTGCACCGCCTGCGTGACCGTGACGAACCCGGCCGCCAGCCCGGTCAGGGAGCCGGCGAGCTTGGTCGCGCCCGCGTCGAGCAGGGACAGCCCCTGCGCGCCTTCCTGGAGCTTGGATCCCAGCCCGGATCCGAGGTCGGCCCCGTTGACCGACTGCTCGATCCCCGCGATGGACTGCGCGACGGCCGCCGCGCTCTCCTGGGAGCCGACCGCCAGCCGCTCCAGGGCGGCCCGGCCCTGCTTGTCCAGCTCGACCAGGGCCGCCTGCGCGGGCTTCACGGACGCCCCGGCCTGCCCTCCCAGGCGCCCCAGGACGTCGATAGCGGCCCGCAGGGACGCGGACAGCTTGTCGTCCAGGGTCAGGCGGACGGTCAGGTCCTGGAGGGGGGTGGTCATCGGATTGGCGGGATTCCGGGGAGGGGGGTAGCCTTGAAGGTGGCGGACAGGTCCGTCCCAGACCGCGCCGAGCCTTCCCGATGACCACGAACGCCAGCCCGACCGCCGCCGACCAGCAC